GTTAGAGATTGCAACTGATGTATTGAAAGATAAGAAAGTATTATTAGTTGATGATCTACTAGCTACAGGTGGAACAGCGAAGGCCTCCGTTGATCTCATACGACAAGTTGGTGGACAATTAGTAGGATGTGCGTTTATAATAGAACTATCTGAATTGAAAGGTAGAAAGCATATTGCTGATATACCAACTATATCATTGATTAATTATGACTGAACTCAAAGACTGGCTGAACTCAATCAACCTTAATAAAAAGAATATGATTGATGAAGATCCATTAATCGAAAAAGAATATCCTTCATTCATAATTAACAAGTGTTTATCAGGACATCTTGACACAGTGATGTTTGCAAATGAGATGAATAAGTATCCATTTCTTCCAAAGAAAATGCAACATGACTTTTTTATACATATAGTGAGGAAGAAAAAAAGATTTTCTCCTTGGTTGCGTAAAGACAAAATCAAAGATCTTGATAACGTCAAAACATACTATGGTTATAGTAATGCTAAAGCGGAACAGATTCTAAAAATTCTTACAAAAGAACAACTGAATTTTATTAAATCTAAACTTGATATTGGAGGAACAAGATGAGCGTTCTTAAGGAACCTGAAGTGAATTGGGATCCTAACCAGATGGTTGAGGTCACACTAAACGAACCAGATGATTTTCTCAAGGTAAGAGAAACACTGACTCGTATTGGTGTCGCATCAAGGAAAGAAAAGAAAATTTATCAATCCTGTCACATACTTCATAAACAGGGAAGATATTTTTTAGTACACTTTAAAGAATTATTTGCTTTAGATGGAAAGCATGCAAATCTTACATCTAACGATGTGCAAAGAAGAAATAGAATAGCACAATTATTAGTAGACTGGGGGCTTGTTGGTATAGTTAATTCTGATTCAATTCAAGACGTAGCACCATTAAATCAAATCAAAGTATTATCTTATAAAGATAAGGGTGATTGGATTTTGGAAACAAAATATAATATTGGATCAAAAAAGAAAAAGGTAGAAGAAACCGTATAAAACAAATAACTTGACAAGTAAAATAAACGATGCTACATTAATATTGTAGTCAATTGCGGTCTTTTTATTCACCACTTTTGGCACGTGTCGTTTACAAATTACTATTATGCCAAGTTCTTGGATACCTAAAGTATGGACTTTAGCGCAAATCGCCCAGTTGCAAAAAGATAACAAGATTTATCTTGACGAGGCATTCCAATCTAAAGCTAGATGGGGAACAAAACAAAAACAAGCTTACATCACTTCTTGTTTGTTAGGATTTGCAACAGGTGCAATCACACTAGGACACATACCTAGTTTAAAAGAATATGTTAAACTTAATGTAGGTGAAGATCACGAAGATTATATCTTTTTTTCCGAACTAGCAGCACAGGGATATGAATGGATCACTATTGATGGTAACAATCGTGATAATACAGTTAAAGAATTTTTAGATAGTGCTTTCCCTTTAACTGAAGGTAAGTACGACTTAGGTAATGATAAAATTATTACTGCTTCTAGAAACTCAAAGTATTACAAAGATTTGAAATATGAAAATAAGAGTTTTATTGATAGTGTGGAACTCAATATTCACATTATCAAAGAAGGAACTCGCAAAGATCTTGCTCTTAGATTCCGTAATATCAATGAGGGCATCGCTCTCAATGATCAAGAAAAACGTAATGCAATTTCATCAAAGTTTGGAAATGCTGTTCGTGCACTTGTTGAAGAATGTAAAGTAGGATTTGAAAAAATCTTTACACCTAATAATATCAATCGTCGTTTTCCAGATGAGTTGATTGTAACTATTTCCAATCTGGTTGCTCAAGGATTAATAAATGTTAATCGAGAGTCCAGAGATTCAGCTTACGGAGATTTTACTCCTGAGATGAAAAAATTTGCAAAAACTAAAAAGATTGTCAAACAGATTACAGACATTACTAAAGTTTATGGTAAGTCTGGTCTTGACATAGATGGAAAATTTAAGGGAACTGTTGTCGATTTTGCTTTACTTTTAAAGCATCTTAATGATAATAATATTAAGATTGTCGATGCAAAAGGTTTTTACAATTTCTTTGCTGAAACTCAATCTGAGAGATTGAGATCTGAGGAGGAAGTTTGGAATAATAAAAAACAAACTGATCCTCGTACATACTCTGGTACGTTGAAGAATCTTCAACCACAGTTTTTAAAGGTGCGTGAAGAAAAATGTGTACAGTCTCTTGAGTCATGTCCTGATGATATTTTAGTATTTCTTGATGAAGATAGATCTTATAATCCAAAAATCAGATTTGATTTATGGAAAAGACAAGATGGTAAATGTGCCATCACAGGTGAAACCATTGATGCAATAGATGTATGTAATGGTAACTTAACTCATATAGATCATCGCTATCCATATATTAAAGGTGGCCCAACTAATTTTGATAATGCACAGTTGGTTTTAAAGAAAGCAAATCTTGAAAAAGGTGCATCGGTTGATGAAGAAGAAATCGACACAAGCATGGATGTTTGATGTTATCCGAATATAAAAGTAGGGGATTCAGCATCCCCTTTTTTTATGTCTTATGGTATAAATAGTAGTGTCGCCTTCGGGGACAAAAATTAAACTCGCTTACTAAGGAGAACTATGACTAACATACAGAGATATAGTGCTGCAGATCTTCCAGAACTAATGGATAAGATCACAAGAAACAGCATAGGGTTAGATGATTATTTCCAACAATTTTGGAATTCAAGCACAAATGCTAACTATCCACCATACAATATCGTTCATGTAAACAACGTTGAATCTAGATTAGAGATTGCACTCGCAGGATTCAAAAAGAAAGAAGTTAAAGTTTACACAGAATATGGTAAGATATTCGTTGAAGGAATTAAAGAAGAAAAAGAAAAAGAAACATATAGCCATAGAGGACTAGCACAAAGATCATTCTCAAGGCAGTGGTCACTATCTGATGATGTTGAAGTTAAAGATGTATCATTTGCAGACGGACTCCTTACAATTACATTAGGTAAGATTGTTCCAGAACATCATGCAAAGAAAGTATATCTCTAGGGGGCATCATGAAACTTACAACACCTTTCAGCGTTATTAAGGACGCTATCAGCGATATCAAAAGAGTTCCAAAAAAACAATATTGGGACAAAGAGTGTCAGGAACATCCAAGTAACAATCATTGTTTAGTCTATTGCGATTAAATAGTTTTATGTTATAATGTGTTCATGAGTAATGAATACGAACATCCTTATTTTTATAAAAGTCCGATGGGTGTGGTGTATGAAAAAAATCCAAGGATAACATACCCACATCTCTATCGTGTATTTTTACTAGACTCGCATAATACAAGCTGGTTCTGGATACGAGAAGATGGTACCTGTTATTGGCAACATACTCGTAAAAATAAAGATATGGTTACTGAAGATGCAGATGAATTACAAATGGATCTTTTCGGAAAACCAATATTAACAAAAGATTTCATTATGAAAGCAATCTTATAGGAATCTTGACAGGTTCCTTTTTTTTATATATAATAAGTAAAAATACTTATTCAAATGAATCACGCACTATTTATTGGTATTGTCGGATCTTATCTTCTTGCTAGTTCAGTTTTGAATCCTTTTGTTTTCGCATAAATACTAAGGTATTTTTTAATTATGATTAAAGGAGTTCTCAAATATCTCATAGAGATTAAAGATACTGCTAAATACATGTTGCAGGGTTTGTCTGTAACTCTTTCTCACATGGGACGGAGACCTGTCACGGTACAGTATCCTTATGAGAAACTCATACCATCAGAGAGATATCGTGGCCGTATACACTATGAGTTTGATAAGTGTATCGCATGCGAGGTATGTGTAAGAGTTTGCCCTATTAATCTCCCAGTGGTCGATTGGGTGATGAATAAACAGACAAAGAAAAAAGAATTACGTAATTATTCAATAGACTTTGGTGCTTGCATATTCTGCGGTAATTGTGTAGAATACTGTCCAACTAATTGTCTATCTATGACGGAGGAATATGAACTCGCTACATTTGACAGACATCAACTTAACTATGATAATGTCGCTCTTGGACGACTTCCCACTAATGTTACAAGCGATCCCACTGTTAGGTCACTTCGTGAACTTACTTATCTACCCAAGGGTGAGATGGATCCACACACAGTCAAGGACTCTGACCCTAGAGTAGGAAAACTTCCAACAGAGGTATTGGATTGGATGACAAAATAAATAAGATACCTAAATGGTTTTACAACACCGTGATTTCTATGGGAGTCATGGTGTTTGTAGCTTTCGGAATAATATTTTTTGGAATGACATGATAATAATTTACATAATAGTATTCAGTTTGATTATACTTCTTGCTAATTATCTTTATCCAGATTGGTAATGACATGACTTTTGCAACAATTTTATTTTTTTTCTCTTTTCCTTTTGTTCTTCTCACTATCTACATGGGAACGAAGGGTGGATATTATGACAGTGATGATTATAATGGTGATGGTTGTGCTCATGATGTAAAACGATGATTTTATCATGTTATTCATACTTGACTTATCAACAGTTCATGGTATAATTAGATGAGGAGATAACTTATTATGTCAATTAAAGTCGCAGTTCTTCAATCAGGTGATCAGATCGTTGCAGATATGAAAGAGATTGTATCTGAAGATAAACCGATAGCATATCTATTTCATCAACCACAAAAGGTTGTCTTAAATAATCAAATAGTTTTATCTGAAACTAAAGATAAATCATCTGTTGAAGTGACGCTTCAAAATTGGATACTAATATCTGATGAGGATGATATCCCTGTATCAGTGAATCAAGTGGTCACTTTAGTTGAACCAGTTGCAAGTATAAAGAAAATGTATGAGGAGAAAGTAAATGGATCAGATTATTAAATGTTTACTACTTAAGAATGGCGACCTGTTGATCTCTCAGATTATGGAGATTGACACAGAACTTGGTGGCCCTGACTGCAAGATGATTAAACCATATAAAATGGTAAAGGTAGAAGATGAATATAAATTGGAGACTTGGTTAGACTTCACTTCACAAAGTGAAATGATGATACATTCTGATAGTATTCTTACCATTGTTACTCCAACTCCTGCTATACTATCTGAGTATGTTGAGTTGATTGCCTGATGAGATTCTATACTAATGTTCAGTTAGTTGGAAATAATTTTTTAGTTCGTGGTTATGAGGATGGTAAACACTTCATGACACGAGAATCTTTTTCACCAACTCTTTTCGTTCCTTCAAAAAGAACTACAAAATATAAAACCTTGTCAGGAGAATCAGTCGAACCAATCAGACCCGGTTCAGTGCGTGACTGTCGTGAATTCATCAAGAAGTATGATGGTGTACAAAATTTTGATGTTTATGGAAATGATAGGTATATCTATCAGTACATCTCAGAGATGTATTCTGAAGAAGAAGTAAAGTTCGACATTAGTAAGATTAAGTTGACCACTCTTGATATTGAGGTTAAGTCTGAGAATGGATTCCCTGATGTAGAATCTGCAGC